ACAATTACATGTCGATCTTGGTCTGATACAAGAACTTGTTTAGCAACTCTAGGAACACTAGTTTCTCCAGAATATGTATCTGTAGCACTAAGCTCTTTTGCTCTACCATTTTCTCCAAGACCTAAAGTTTTGTCCCAATAAAATATACCACCATCTCTTGGATTTAATATAAGATCCTCACCAAAATTGTCATGTGACCATAATCTGATCTGTGCTCCAGGCACTGTAACACTTGCTGCGTCACCCCATCCAACAAAATCATTAGCAGAATCTGCATTACCAACTGCTAATCTAACGAGTGTATTATCTGCGTGTGTTGTAGCAGTCGTTCCGCTATGTCCACGAGTTACAGTCATTGTATTGTCATCAGTAGTTGCAGATATAAGCATAAGCTCTTCTTCTACGAGTATTACATCGTTGGCAGTATTCATGCCTGTTTCATCATCTACATCCACGCCAGTTTCACTTGCATCCAATGCCTCGTTTAGTTGTGTTGCTAAAGCACCAGATGTTGTTCCGCTCCACTGACCTGCACCCCAACCAGTTCCACCGACTGTTACATCTAATCCAACATTCAACTGGTATGCACCTACAACGCTAGATCCACCATTACCAGTATCAGATGAATTAGCTGCTACACTTGATGTTATTGTGTAAGCATTAGAACTTATCAATGATGCTATCTGAAACTCTGCATTAAGTATTGTAGCTGTGATTGTACCACCCAAACTAGATGCACCAGAGAATGTTACAAAGTCTTTTTCATTTGCACCATGTGCTGGATCTGTAACTGTTATTGTTGTAGATCCGTTTGTCGCAGAAAAAGTTACATCACCTGCACCAGTTGTTTGTCTTATGGGTGTTATGTCATTAAATGTCTGACCTTCTTCTATATAGTATTTAAGATGCGTTCCAATACCCATGAAATCAGAGCTATCAAGAGCTACCCAGTTGTGTAGTCTTCTAGCACTGCCTAGATACTGATTGGTACTATATTTCTCCCAACCACCAAACTTTTCTGGAAAACCAAACCTAAATCTTACTTTATCACCATCAACAAAACCACCTTCGTTACTATAAGATGTAATGTCAGACACAATACCAGGTTTAAATTTTAAAGCTGTCATAGGCATTATAACGCACTCGTTGATAAAGTTCCTGAATAAGCAGTGGCATTTAATGAGCCACTACCATCACTAATAGGTTTTAAAGCAAAAGGTTGTCCACTTTCATTACTACCAGATATAGTACCAGTTAAACTAAAAGAACCATCTGTTGAATCTCTGTTCGCAGTGCTTGTAGCACCAGCAGATACTGTTGCACTAAACGGATCACTGCCAGATAACACACATGATATTGCTAAATTGTTCGTAAATATAAATCGTCTACCTGCTGTTGGTCCTGTAACGCTTACATTTTTAATTTGATTAAACGCTCCACGACCACCTATAATTGCAACTACTGCTTTACCTGTAGCAGAGTCTATAAACATTTCAATATCAAAACTACCTGAATTACCATTATTCACACCAACTAAAGCATTATTCCATTTCATAAAACGATATGTGCCACCAGCATGAGAATGAGTTGTATTTGTACTTGGTCGTTTTGAAGTGCCACCATCAAATGTGCTTGTACCTCCTGTTCCACCTGAAGTTGATGGACCAGAAATGCGACCACTTATTGGTGTGCCGTCTTCCATAAAAGCATGAGTAAAAGACATACCAAAATCTGATCTATTTATGTTATCAAGTCCTACTCCACCAAAAAGAGTTGTAAAACTTGTAGTATAATATGTTTCATTTACAAGCATACCAGCAGTGCTACCAGTATTTGGTTTAGTTACTGTTGTATTTCCATCACCAAAACTAACACCACCACCAGATCCAGAAGAAGCACCAGAACCTCTGCTATCACTAACTAAAGCAGTATCAAAAGTGTGTGTATCAGTCTGTACATTTACTGTAGAATTATCTGCCTCACTTATTGTGGTTACACCAGAGTTTCCAGTTGAACTTTGTGACGATGTAAATGTTTTAAGCGTGGACTGTATGTTACCACTGCCTTTAAGTTCTAGTGTTGTGCTAGAATTAGTGGTCAAGGGTGATCCACTAGAATTAATTATGTTATTACCATTTGTATCGAGTATTAGTTTTTTATGTGCAGAATTGTTATCCAAACTTAGATTACCATTTATATTATCAGACAATCTAAAAAATTGTATTGGAAGTTTAGTCCTATCACCAGCTTTAGTGTTCAAACTACCACTTGAGTCTACTTCGGTAAATCCTACATTTGATATTAATGGTATTGCCATGTATCACCTAAAATTTAATTGATTCTACAAAAGTAAAAATACTTCCGTTCTGATTTATCGCTATTGCAAAAGATACCGAACTGCCAAGACTTACACCTTGAGAATTAGATGGATAACTAATTGTTAATGTATTAGATGAACTTGTCTTATCTATAATAATGTACTGACCTATTGCCAAACTACCTATAGCCAAAGTCAAAGCTACGTTGTTACTAGATGTGTCCACTTTCTGATAATGTGATTGTGCCACACTTGGTGTTAATGTGTGCGTAGCTGCTGTTATAGCACTTGGCACTGTTACAAGATTAGCATTAAAATATGTAGAAAATGTCTGCACTTTTGTTTGCTTCATAGTGCCACCGTCATTGGTTACAATGCCATCATCATCAACAATAGCGTCTGTTCCCACAGTTGTACTGCCATCCGTACTATTGTTAATCTCGGTTGCTGTGGAAGCTACTTTTGTTCCACCAAAGGCAAAGCCGTCTAACAAATCAGTTACTTTTGCACCAGATCCTGCACCATCTGCAAATATAAGACCTTTTGATCCAGTTGGTATTGAAACAGTGCCACCTGTTCCATCGCCTTGTTGAAAAGTGGCTGTTTGACCAGAGTTGTTATGTACAAAATACATTTTATCTTGATCGTTAGGTGATATTGTAATTGTGTTTGTGCCAGATGGTGACCCACCTAATACAAGAACCTTATTGCCACCTTCTGACAACGTACCATCACTAGTTGTTAAGGTGGTTTCAGTTCCAGTTAAACTTATAGCTCCAACACCATTTATAGCTCTATCTATTATATCTAGATTGTTGTTTGTAGTATTCCCCCAAGTACCAGCTTGTTCACCAGCACCTATCTTTTCAACCCCTAGATTTGATGTATATGTACTTGCCATGTTTACCTCACTATTTCTGTATATGTCTCTGTGCCACTAGGCGTAATCTCTGTCCATGTTTCTGTGCCACTTGGTGTTATTTCTGTGTATGTTTCTGTCGTGGCATCTGTTACAACATTTACAAACAGTATATCTCCAGATGATGTTTTTGTAAAATTCAAATCTTGAGAAGATATACCTCCAAGCGTAGCACTACCGTTTGATGTCTGTGTAAACACGCTACTCATGGTTATATCTGTAAAGTTTACTATCTTAATGTCTTCAGTGGTTTGTGTAAAATTAGAAATAACTTCTGCGTTTACACTACCAGTAATAAATATACCTGCTGTTGTTTGTGTAAAGTTACCATCGATAGATGAAATACCAACAAGTGTTCCAGATCCTATGCTAGAACTTGTGGCAAGAGCGTTCATCTCTGCTGTAGCTACTAATAATACGCCACCTACATCAGCAAGAGCAGTTTCTGCTATAGCAGCGTGACCCAACATTAATCAGCTTCCTCTATCTTGTTGCCTTTAGCTACCCATTCTTGGATTGCTTGGTAGTGTCTGTTGTTTGGGTCTATTGGCACTGATTTAAAATCATCATCAATCGTACAACTGATGGAAACATTTCTGCCTTTGTAAGAAACATATTTAGCACTTTTAATATTCATTTTTATAACTCCGCATCAAAATCTATGTAACCGCCTTCTATGTCTATTACTAATTCAGCACAATATCCTTTTACTCTTGTGGTCCCGTCTGTTGCTTGAAGTCTAATTACATTACTTGTTGAACCACCACCATTACTATGTAAGACTATAGCAGTAGGTGCAGTGTCATATGGTTCTAAATCAAAATCAGATAATTGAGAAAATCCTACGGCTGGTTGCCCTCTCATTCTAGTAGATAAAACTGCCTCTATAAATATGGCTGTTGTACTATTATAAGGTCCAACACCTACACCGCAAAGACCAAGACCTGTTTCTCTAGACATTCTTTGATAATATCTATGACAAAGTCTTGCTTCTTCCCCAAATGACCTATGCTCAAATGGTGTGGCTTGTGAGCCTACTTCCATTTGTAAACCAGTGATAAATAATTCATTATCTGTACTAGAATATAAAGAATCTATACCTGCCGCTCTTTCATTATTTGTCATAGCTCCCCAAGATGTTTGTAAAGTGCCACCAGTGTAAGTTGAACCTGCATGAAAAAAGAAATTTAAATCTAAACTTCTGTTTGCATCATTGTCTAAAGGTCCAGTTGTATCACCATCAAACGTAAGTATGATACGATTCCAAGAAGTAGTTACATTAAATGTTTTAGCTATACTTCTGTTGCCACTTGTATCTATGTCTAAAACTTCTAAAGCATATGTTTTTGCAGTTCCTTTTACATAAAAAGATATTGTAAATTTTTCAGCTTCAGATGTTCCCTTCTTCAATTGTTGTAAGTCTTGACCTTCAATTCTATAAGATAAATTTAATGCTTCACCTGCTGCGATAGATGTATCAGCAGTTGTTACATCAAACTTCATTGCTTTTGTAAATCCCGGCAAATCCGTAATATCAGCTTGAGTTAATGTAAAAGCACCTGCTGAATTATCGCCGCCTGTTACATCAATTCTAAATCTATCAAGTGAATAAGCATCTGTAGTGGTATAATTAAATGACGTACCCCTCTGTGCCACTAGCATTGCACCATTGATGATAATATTCCTTCTCCCACCAATCTGACTATTGGTTAGGACCTCACCCATCTTTGCTAATTCTGCTGCTTTGGTCATGCTAAATCTCCTAGAAATCCTTGTGCATTTAATGACAAATCAGCTGGTGTACTTCCAACTCCTGAAGTTATAGTAACACCATAATTAGATCTAAAGCTACTGGTAGCATAAGCATTACCTGTACCCTGTAAGTGACTACCTCTGCTTGACTCATTGTCTACAGAACCATCTAAAAGAACATAATTAGTGTTTGCCATTGCATTACTAAAAGATGTGGTATGATCTCCTGTGCCATTATCCGTCATACCACTAACATTAAAGCTATCTCTACTAGCAGCACCACTAGCTTGACCATTAAAGTTCACCCAAGCCTTTGCTGTACCTTGATTAATCGTACTCATAGCAGTAGAATTATTACTACTTGCATCTGTTAATGTGTTTACTCTTAATATACTAGCCATTATGCTAAATCTCCGTGTACTGATGACCAAACATTTGAAACATCAATAAAGGCAGCTGATTCATTTCGTCTTTTAGTATCATAACCTTCAGTTGTTTCTGTATCAGACCAACCATTACCATATGAATGGTCGTGACTTTGTATGGAATAAGTAGCGTTACCCATGTTAGCTGTAAAAGTAATTCTATAAATACCAGTCCCTTCGTCTGCTATACTACTAAAGTTAAAACTGTCAATAAAAGAAGGTGTTCCTGACCCATCAAACATACACCATGCCTTACATAACCCTTGTTGCAGATTAGTTGTTGTACTATTGCCTTCACCTGTAACAGATATAGAACCTGCTGTGGTTACACCTGTAAATTTATCTACTTTGAGTTCACTAGCCATTATGCGAGGTCTCCAAACAATGATACATAAATACCAGAATAATCTAACGCCAAAGCATTAGATGTTGCATGAGCACCTGCACGAGTATCAAAATCTAAAGTGCTTGTAGAATTTGGATGGTCGCCTGTTTGACAAATTCCGGGATTTCTAATATTTGTTGAAACACTTGAGCCATCATTTGCTGTATTCCAAACAGAACCAAAGAAAAACTTATCTGATGCACTATTAAAATTATTAGTAAAAGTAGATGTAAAATTACCTGTTGCATTATCTGCAATACTAGTTTGATTTAAACTGCCATCAACTTCTGGTGTATAAGCATCATAATTTACAAGAAATTTTGCTACTCCATTTGTAAGACTTTGCGTCACTGAACCACCTTCAGATACAAAGGTTGAATCAGAACCTTTGACCTTTACATTTGTGCCACCACTACCTGCTTTATCTACAATGGTATCTACATTTAACTGACTTGTCATACGATACTCCAATAGCCATTAACAGTAACTGTTGCTGACTGTGTTATAGGACCTGCACTTACACCATTCTCATCACTATCTATTGTAATATCTGCACTTATTGTCTGTCCGTTTAATCTTATAATACTATTATTGCCCTTGAAAGGATACCTCGTATCTGCTTCTGATTTTGTATAACTATCTGCTACAGAAAAAGTATCATAGACAACCATTTCTACTATATCATTCAAACTTGCTGCTTGAACTAATACAACAGTTGTGCCAGTTGTTGCAACGTAGTCATCACCCGGCACTAACAAAATACCATTTTGATATACATCCATGTACAGACTATCGGTGTAACTTAGTGATAGTGAGTTTGCATCTGATCCACTGAAGCTGGTTTGTCCAGCCGTGGCTTGATACTGAAACCTACTTCTTACACCAAAATTTTCTGAACGACCTATGTATGGCATTGTTTACCTCTCTTGTGATTCTTTCCAAGTTTTATAATTAGCTTTCACTGTGTCTGTCCAAACTGCATTAGCAATCGCTTGTACCTCTGTTGCTTCTTTAGATATATCTGAATCAGGATTTAAAACATGTCTATGTCTTGATCTACTGATTTCTGTGCCATCTTCTTTGATAACTGTATCGGTAGCAACTTGAACATGCCAACTCCCCACAACCTCTATTTTGCTTATTTCAAATTCTTTTGTTATTGCCATTTTTTTTCCTTTATGCTGTTGGATATGCTGCACTAAATTCAAGCCAACGATTAGACGCATCTGCATTTGAATTAACAGCAGCACCTAGCATAGTATACATTTGTATTCGTGAACTATTTTGCACCACATAAACTGTACTTACAGTATGATTTACTACTGTAAACATATTTGCATAACCTATTGCTCCACTTCCAGAAGCATAACCATCTGCATTTGATCGTGAAGCATAAGGCAATCCATCTATTTTGACTGTTGCATTAGCATTAGTACCAGAAAATCTCATAGAACAAGTTAAGTAACACATATGACCAATTTTAACGTATGAAGCCTCTAAAAAATCTGTAGTAAAACTACTCCAACCACTACTAATGGTTGGTGTCCAAAATCCCTCTTCATAATCATCAAAAAGTTCACTAACAAGAGAAGCACCAGTAGCACTTGAATTAGCAGTCGCAGCAAAATCAATACCATGACCACTTGCTAACGTCACATTTCCATCAGTAAGTGTCAAACCATTTGCTATTGTAAGGCTAGTGCTTGATAAGGTTAAACCCTCTGCACCTGCCCCTCTTACTTTAGTTAATGCCATCCGTTACTCCTATGCGTATGGACTGTCACCTAATACACTTGTATCCCAAGCTGCTTTTAACTTAGCAATAGTATCTGCATCTGTTATTGCTTTTGCAGCAGGTGCATCTCTTAATGCTTTTTTCTTAGTTACACTAGCTGCTTGTGCAGAACTATCTCCAGCTTCTAATGCTTTCATATAGACCACATCTTCTTCTGCTAATAACGGAGTTCTAACTTCTCTAATCTTATCTTGAAAAATCTTTTTAGATTCAGCTAGATCTTCTGTTATTGTTTTACCAGATAATGTCCAAGCACCTCTGAAATGTCTATCTGATGGCACAGTTGCATCTGATGCTGCAATGGTGTTGCCATCTTTATCTACTATGTTGGTTGTCATTTAAGCCACCTCATCTTTCTGTATGGTTAGTTCTTCGTTAATCTTCCAAGCATTTCGCCATACTCTTGTGCTAGGAAGTTGATTCTTTCTGCATATAACCATTCTTGGTTTATTTGCTTTATCATAATCTCTCCACACTCTTTGTGGAAGATCTTTCATGATTAAATACTCTATAGCTCTTTCTTCTGTCATTGCCTCTATTGGCTTTGTATTATGCAACAAATAACCTCTTGTATGCTTTACAAAGTCTGGCTTTGCCTCATCTTTTGCTAACTCCCAGTATACTTCAACTGGTGGCAATATACCACCTTGCAATGCACAAGCCATCCAATTAGGGTCAGGGTGTGTAACCTTTGCAGGTTCATCAGGTGACTCTGGGTCTTCCCATACAACACAATATTCTGTTCTATAAGGCTCTAACTTCTCTTTTGCCCAACACAATCTATCCCAAAGATGTGTGCCTTGAAATTCTGGTGTTTCTATTGTCATGCTAGGTCTCCAACTAAAATACATTCAACTCTTGTTGCATCATAAAAACTACTACCTAAAGAACAACATTGCACTTCGTATGTATTAGTGGCAAGATTTTGATCTCCCATGACATACATATCTCTGTAATATGTTCCCTCATCTCCTGACGCAGATGTTGCTACAGAAAAGGATGTGTCAGTCATAGGGTTGTCCATAGTCATTTTAAATATACCTGTGCCTTCATCAGTTATAGACGTTGTATTCAAAGAGGCATTTATTGTTCCTACCATAGTAAAAGTTATACGTTGTTTAGGCACACCACTCACAATAAAGTCTGTATCCAAAGACTTAGCAGTAGATGTTATCTGTCCACTTGTCTGTAACGTATCAAATGCTATTGTTCCGTTTGCCATTATGCTAAGTCTCCAAATAACGCACTATAAGTTAATTTATCTATATCTATATAACCTCCAGTACCGCTTTGTGTATAAGCCATTTGTAGTCTATAAACGCTTGTTGAGTTTGTATCATTTGTTGGATTACAAGATATTATAGGCTGGTTTGCAGCTATGTTAGAAGCTGTTGCAACTATTGAATAATTAGCATTTGCCATATCATTTGTAATTTCAAATGTGTAATCTCCTGTTCCGTTGTCTGTCCCCGAAGTTATATTAAAAGAATCATTTATACCTGCGGTAGGTGTTCCATTCAACCAGCACTTTGCCAATCCTTGTTGAATACTTGTCTGTGCTGAACCCTCACCTCTAATAGTCATAGAGTTTGCACTTGCACTAACTACAGGTGTTGAGCCAATGGTTATGGTTGTTGCAGTGGACTTGCCTGTGATTGTGTCTAGGATTACTTCACTCATGTTCTTATCCTATTAACCTAACAGTAAATGATGAGTATCTTCCATTATTATCTAAATAAAGCTCACCTTGATTTAATCGCACCGAAATATAATCACTTGCAGCAAGTTCTACTAATGCGTGAGCATGAAGCTCAACATATTGAGTATCTACTGAATTATAACCATGATGCAAACTAACTGTTCCATTTTTCATTATTGTAAACTGTATGTTTGTTGATGCACTATTGTTTGCTAAAAACTGACACTCAGCAGCATAAATACCAGCAACTGGAGCAACAAATCTTCCTGTGCTTTCACTATAACAACTACCTTGATTAAGTAATATGCTATCAAATCTAACATCAACACCAGTTGAGGTATAGGGGTTACTACCGTCTTGTGCATTAGATGTAGTTAGTCGTGCCATACAACATGGAATTTTTGGCATGTTTACACGACCACCACTATCAATAGTCATCCCACTTGTACCATTTGTATGTTGTATGGTTTGTACTTTAAGTGTACTCACGATACCACCAACCTTCCACCACTATTGACCGTCAAAGTAACACCACTATCTATTGTAAATGTTCCAGTAACCTGTGCATTTTCTGTGGCTAGTATTGTTGTATTAGCAGTTAAGTTTTGTGCATTAGTTCTAAACAAACCGCCTGCTTTAAAGTTACCCTTGTTTTCTGCGGCTGGTGTGACTGTGCCAGTCTGTGGTGCTAAAAAGTTTACAAAGATATTTGCAGTTCCAGAACTAGGTGCGGCAGTAAATGTCAAAGTTGTGCCATCTGGTATGGTATATGCTGATGTATCTTGAACAACACCATCTACAGAAACAAGCACATCTTGTACTGAACTTACTGTTCTATTTAATGTAAATGTAGTATCTGAGTTATCGCCATTAAATCTTTGTACGGCAGTTGTAGCCTCAAAAGTTGTAACTGGTGACTTACCAACAAAAGGCATTATGTTATCTCCATTATTGATATGGTTATATCAGATGCTCCTGATGCAGTCAGTGTAAGTTCGTCAGTATCTTCTAATACAACTTTATTTCCAGCTAATAATTCAAGAGACGAACCTACAGGCACGGGTGCATTTTTAATTAAATGAACTGTGTTATTAGCACCACCATTAGTACCACTATGTGTTCTACTGGCTGTATCTGATACAAGTTTTACTGATACTGTAACTTGACTTGTTGTTGTGTTAGCTACCATAATTCCTAGTACTATTGTTGCAACAACAGATCCACCTGCAACATATATTTGCTCTTCGGCTGTTATATTTGTCGCAGTAACTACTTTAAATGTATTCGCCATGTTATCATCCTAACGCTATTGCTAATGCTGTTGCCTCATTCGCTGCATCTGTAGCACTTGTTGCACCTATATCAGATAGCACCTCTGATGCACTTCTGCTCTCTAAACCATTTGCAGTAAATCTTGCAAACTCATCATCTGCTACACTTGCACTATCTATCTTAACTGCATTAGTATTTGATATACCAAAAGTTAATGATGCTTGACCACCAATATCACTTAACACTTC